GTCATTGACGCAAACGATCCAGAGCACGATGCCTACGAATTTGAAGTAGGCGCAGACAAGTGCATGACAATTGAGAACGAAACTCGGGGCATGGCTTACCCAATCAACAAGGCAGCCAGTGCAATCGTAAAGAAGGGCGAATATAAATACTTCGCATTCTTAGGCGATGACCACCGCCCACGCACAGCCGGGTGGGATGGCATTCTTATCCAGGCGATGCAGAAGCGGCCGTCAATGGCCTACGGCAACGACCTACTACAAGGCGAGCGACTTCCAACCATGATCGCGATGACCAGCGACATCGTAAAGGCGCTAGACGGCATGGTTCCGCCAAAGATGAAGCATTTATACCTCGACAACTTCTGGAAGAAATTAGGCCAGGATTTAGGAGCGCTGACTTACATTGACGCCGTCGTTGTAGAGCACATGCACCCAATCGCCGGCAAAGCCGAATGGGATGAGGGATACAAGGAAGTCAACGCAAACGAAATATACGCATTCGACGCGCTGGCTTACCAAAATTACATTCAGAGCGAAGCCTACGAATTGCTAAAGCGCAAACTCAAGCCATGAAGCAGCTCATCGCATACTCGTTATACGGCAGCGAAGAGCGATACACGATCGGCGCGATCAAGAACGCAATTCTGTCAACCAGGCACTTCAAGGGATACACCCTGCGCTTTTACACCGGGGCAAGCGTTCCGGAATCCATCAAGCAAACATTGCAGCTCTTCCCCCACGTGCAGCTCGTAGACCAGCTAGGGCCAGAAGACCACACAGCCAAACTCTGGCGATTTCAGGCTTTAGCAGATCAGGAATTCGACATCGTTCTCAGCCGCGATGTAGATGCCAGACTGACGCACCGGGAACGGATCGCACACGAAGAGTTTCTGGCAAGCGGCCTTGATTTCCACATTATGAAAGACCACCCCACAGGCCACAATTACCAGATCAGCGCTGGCATGTTCGCAGCTCGAACCAGGGCAATCCCGGCAGATTTGCACGAAACAGAAGCGGCCAAGAATTACTACACGCAAGACCAGGACTGGCTGGCAGCCTACATTTGGCCGTTGATCAAGGACAGCACCCTGATACACGATGAGAGCTACGAAACCCCCACAGAAGGCCAGAGCAAGCGCCGGTCATTTCCGATCGCAAAGAAGGCGACGCTTCACCACATAGGCGCAGCTTTAGAAGCAGACGATCGCTTCGTCTTCAGCATTGACCAGGCGATTGCAAAGGGCGAATCAGGAAGCGACAAATATCTGGCAGAATGGCTCGCATGAAGATTTTGATAACAGGAGACGCCGGCTTCGTTGGCCGCGCTTTCCACAGAGCACTAGACGACAAAGGCCATGAGATCACCGGCATCGACATCGCAAACGGCATTGATTGCAGGGATTTCTTCAAGAAGGACGACACCAGATACGACGTCGTGATTCACCTCGCCGCGATCGTCGGGGGCAGAGCCACGATCGAAGGGAACCCTTTGGCCGTTGCCAGCGACCTCGCGATCGACAGCGACATGTTCCAGTGGGCGGTAAGAACCAAGCCGAAGCACCTCGTCTATTACAGCAGCTCTGCGGCTTACCCGATCTATTTGCAGAGAGCCGCCTACCAGCAACGACTTCGCGAAGGCGACATCAACCTTGACCACATTCGCACGCCAGACTTAAGTTATGGATGGGCAAAATTGACCGGCGAGACTTTGGCAAAATACGCCAGAGCAGAAGGAATCAAAGTCAACATCCTGCGCCCATTTAGCGGATATGGCAGCGACCAAGCGCTCGATTACCCATTCCCATCATTGATCGCACGCGGCAAAGCCAAACTCGACCCATTCGAAGTATGGGGAACAGGCGAGCAAGTGCGCGACTTTATTCACATAGACGACGTGGTGGCAGGAACATTCGAAGCGATCACAAACGACATCCAAACCTTGAACCTTTGCACCGGGCGACCGACTTCATTCATCCAGCTCGCAGAGATGATCATGTTGGCGCAGGGATACCTTGCCCCGATCAAGAAGCACCCAGGAAAGCCAAGCGGAGTTGAATACCGAGTAGGCGATCCGACGAAGATGTTCCAGATTTACGAGCCAAAGATCAGCCTAGAAGAAGGAATCGCTAGGGCGCTCAAGGCATGAAAATACCCCCCACAGCCAGGAAACAGGCGGTGGGGGGCATTTCTCGCTAAAGGAGATCGGATGGATCCCGGATAGATCGCATCTCCTTTGCAATCGCCCGATTGCCCCAATAGACAAGGAACCAATCGGGAAGAGTCGGAACGCGCAACTCCTTTCTAGGCAGAAGCACGATCAATAAAGACCAGAATCCGAAGAATAGACCCACAGCAAACCAGAACCAGATCCGACGACCATAAGCCAGAGCAAGGATGCCAGCCAAAGGCGCAGAGATTAGATGCCACCAACTCATCGCACGTAGGCTTTCAGGGCATCCACGATGACTTCGCTGACCGATTTCTGATCAGAAACCGCCTTATCTTTGACCGCTTGCCACAGGGAATCGGACACCCGAACCGAACGCGCCTTCTTAACGGCCACCTGAGATCACCTCGTCAATCATTACAGAGCAAGATCCATAGCCAGAACCAGTCCAGCAAACATCGCGAGTGGCATACGTGAACAGGCTCAGCAAGAGCAAGCCGATCACAATCGCCACTGCGCGACGACGACGCACAAACTTCGGATCCATTTTCACGCTTCACCTCTCAAAGCTTTCAGATAAGAAGGCAGGGAATCTAAGATATTGACCATAACCGCCTCCATCAATTCCGGATCCTGCGCCTCGGCAGAATCAACCAGATTGCGACCAGCCAGAGTCATGCCCTCGCTGATATCCATTAGAACGGCTTTCATAGCACCCATCACTTCACCTCTTCTTTGACTCGGGGCAGATGCCCATTGATTTCAATATATTCCGCCAGAGTAACGACGCCTTTATATTCCCAACAAGGCACGCAATGCGAGCCGTTTGTGACTTTGCCATCGCAAAATACGCAATATAGATCGGATAACTTGCTCATGACTGCACCTGAAAATCTGCATTCTTGAAAGAGCAGAAACGGCAGACATTCATCCAGTAGCGCTCGCCATTTGGATGTTGATATTCGCGCTTGTAGAGCGCAGTGGCATCGCAGAGATCACAATTAGGCATCACGCACCAGCCTTCACATAGACTCGAGTGACGCGAGTACCTTCTGCATTTTCAACTTCATAACAGAATTCATCGCCAAAATCATCAATCTTGGCAATTAATAAATTCTTATTCATGAAATTAATCCGCTTGGTAACTTTTGCAGTATCTTCATATTTATCTGTATAAGTTCCACCGCATCCGCAAGCGCACCCAGTTTTACCACTATAAGTACGAGTCACATTCTCCCAATAAATCCAACTTGGAATGATTGTAGTTTCTGACATCACGCACCAGCCTTCATCTTATTAGAAGGATGTTCAGGAGAATTCCAGGGAACGCAAGTCTCGCAGACCAGATTCTCGCCACCAAGAAGATGCGTAAAGTAGAGCGACCAATTGCCAAGCGGAGTGCGATGCTTGACCGCCTTCGGCTTCGCCTCAATTGCGCAACGCAGATACATTCCAGAATGTTCTTCGCAAAGAACATCGCCATTATCAGAAACCCATAGACGCTGAGACATTAGATCCACTCCTTCACGATCGCAACGAATACAGAAGAAGAAACCATCTCACCAGAGAATTGAACATGAGCAGAAGTTCCCCAGTTCTCAATCTTGTAAATATGAATGCTTTCATCTTCCACAGTTAAACGCACGCCATTCTTCATGCTGTAACCTCTGGCATAAGGAACCTTCTCGTAATAACCAGCAGAAACGAGATCAGCGCCGTTCCATCTATTATCAACCGGAACATCGCACTCGCCAGAGATCGCAAGCTCGGTAAGGGCTTCGACGATTACATCTTCAAGAGTTTGGACTGACATTTTATTACCCCCCGTAGGCCTCGGGGAATTTCCCCTCTTGCCCACACCCATAACTTAGGGCTTGTCCATACAATAAGCAATACAGCAACGCGCCTGAACCTTGTGAGTTTTATCCACAGGCAGGGGAAACTGAGCGTGAGCGCCAGCGCCCCGGCGAAGCAACGGCGTGGCTAACCCACAAACAGCCCCAGTACCCCCCACAATTGGCGACAACAAGGCACAGCGCCACAAGATCGGGGGAAAGATGGAAGTACAACTCATAATCGGAGCAGGGATCGCAGCGGCAGGAATTATCACCGCATTATTATTGCGATGGCAGAACGACCCACTTGAAGAACAAATCCGAGAAGCCATGCAATACGAAAGTAAGCAACAGAAGATCGCAAAGGCGATCCGCCGATGAAATACCGTGAGCATTTATTTTCAGTACATGGCAACGAAGGACGCCTAGCGATTTATTTGGAAGAACAAGACGCCGTTCTTGATTTGATAGAAGAAACCGGCAAAGAAGTCCATCCGGACTACATCGCAGACTTGACCGATTACGGCAGAGTTGAAAGCCTGAAGACAGAAGAAGGCTTTGATCGCTATTCCAAACATCGCGACAAGCTTGATGCGACAGCCCTATTGATTGCGAATATGACTCAAGACGAAGCGCTGACTTTGGCAGAGCAGATCCTGATCACCGTTCGAGCGATGAGAGAACCAACGACGCCAAGATTGGAAATCGTAAAGTAAATGGCAAACCCAAACGGACGCAAAGGCGCACTCTTCGAAACAGATGTAATGAGATGGCTGCGTTCCGTTGGCGCGATCGCTGAACGATTGACCAAAGCCGGCAGCAAAGACGAAGGCGACATCGTCGCGATCGTTGCAGGCAAGACATACATTCTGGAATTGAAGAACCGTAAGAACATCTCACTCCCGGCGTTCTGGGATGAAGCAACGACAGAAGCTGCGAACTACGCAAAGGCCAGAGGGCTAGAGCAGACACCGCCGGCTTATGTGATAATAAAGCGACGCAACGCAGGAATTGAGAAAGCCTGGGTCGTGGAGAATTTAGAGCAGTGGGCAAAGCGCCATGATTAGAACCACAGAATTCCTGCCATTCGTTCCGCTATTTGAGAACGCAGCATGTGCAGATATAGAAGACAAAAACTTATTCTTCCCAGATGGGAAATCCGAAGAGACAGATCGTCTCCCAATCCTTCGCAAAATCTGCAAGGGCTGTATAGAACGGAAGGAATGCTTGGAATACGCAATCAAAGAAGAGATCCCTTATGGAATCTGGGGTGGCAAGACGCCAACCGAAAGAGGCCAGAATCTCCCAAGAGATGAGAAGAAAAAACGCAATGACCGAGTCATTCAACTTCGAAATCAGGGAATCTCAACAGACGAAATCGCCAGCAAAGTAGGCCTCAGAGTGACCCAGATTTACCGGATCTTCACTGAAGCAAACAGGGCGAGAAAGCGAGAAGACCAATCAAACCAG